CGGCGAGTCACTACCTAATATGGCAGTGAATTGGCGTAAACTGCGACGTCTTGTGAAGACGGCGAGTGGTTCATATTTAGCGTGGAAGTTTGGGGTTTCCCCTTTACTCCATGATATTATGGCTACTCATCGTTATCTTAAGAACGTTAAGAAGGAACTCCAACGTCACGTAGAAGAGAAACCTATTCGAGCTTCCGCCTTTGGCGAAATTTCGTCTAGCTTTATCGGATACGTGCCTGGACCAACGGTACAGAATACTGTTACCACTTGGTCATGGGCTCACACGGGGAAGGTTACTGAACCTCCTACCGTGAGATACGTTTTGGTAGTTAAGCCGGAAGTACCGTTTAAGACAGAGCTTTTTCAAGCTCTGGATTTGGCGTTATCCCGGTTTGCGACGTCACCTGCTGATCTGGCTTGGGAGTTAGTACCTTTCTCCTTTGTACTAGATTGGTTCGTTGACCTGCGCGGAGTTTTGAGACTATTAGACATGGCCTGCGGGGTTAATCCCCTGAAGGTTGTGTCTTTTACTCGAAGCTTTAGCTACCACTTGCAGAACGAGGTATCGGTGACGCGCAAAGCGCCGTTTCCGACAGACCCTTATGTTCTGCGTAGTGGACCTATAGGCTCGGTTGAGTTCAAGCACTACGAGAGGTCGTTGGTTTCTATGAGGCCGTCTTGGCCTCAATGGAACTCTAGATTCGGAAAAAATCAAGCTGCCATATCGGTAGCGTTGATATCACAAGCTTTGGCTAAAACCCAAAGACGGTGGTCGAATCTAGGCAGAGCATCGAATAGTATCAATGTAATCCTCGACAAAGCTGTCAAAAACAGTTATGTTGGGGGCTTATATAAGCAAGCCAAAGGCATAAAATTGCCCAAGGCCTTCATACAATGAAAACCATACGTAAATACGATCGTGTTCGGTCCATCGTGGCTATCCTCAAAAAGGATTGCCATTTGAATCGATACGACAAGCAGTTGAATCGAGTTCTCACAGATTACATTAGTAAAATGTGGGACCTCGTCAGTGGCTCCGAGTCTAGGCTTTGGTATTCCGTCAAGGCTAGTATAGCGATTAACATCGATATACGTGCTAAGTTGGATTACCCTAACCATGATGTCGGTAGCTTACTATTCGACAGAATCCACTTTTCGTGGAATCTTGTTGAAATAAGCTGCTTGCTTCGTGTTTACGTGCGCATGTCTAAAGCCTTTCCGGCCAAGACATGCGTAGATGCCTGCTCCAGTTGCTAGTACATAAATACCGCTCAACTAAAACATACATGAATGCAGATCTGACGTTTAATTCGGTCGTACTTAAGAAACAGTACGACAACAAAGAAGAATCGCAACGGCAGTCAATTGCTCGTGGGATTAATACCCCAGATCAATTGATACTCCGAAGCAGTAGTTACGTTGATTCGGTGACGAAAGTCCCCGGACAGCGTTTCTTGATTCGCTTTGATCGACAAGACATTGATGCGAACTTACAGAAAATTATTACTTCTGTATATGCGGTCATCGCTGTCCCCAGTACCGTAACCCAGGCGCAGCTCGACGTTGTCGTAGCTACGTTTAAGGCCGGTATTGCGGATGCGAATCTTGTCGCGGACGTCCTCGCTGGACAGAAGTAATTTGAATTACTTCCCAAACAGCGTAGACCTGCAGACGTATCCAGCTTAAGTAAAAGCCATGATCCGTCTGAAACAAACAGATAGGCTTGAACGGTACTCCTAATATGCATGCTATTGAACATACATATGTTAGCCTGCTAGCAGATGTGGCTCGACTAACTAGACTCTCTGAAATACGAGGGTCTTATGAAGGGCTGCAATGGTGTCTTAAAGAGGCACCTAAGCTAGAGAAGTTAATGCTGAATTCCATCGAATCGGGCGAAAAGCTCAATTTAGATGTCTTTCCAGCGTGGCTGAGGAGACTCGCAGCTGCGTCCTTGGTGGATGCAGTATCACTGCGATATCTTCGGCAGCTTCTTCTGTTCTGCTATAAGGCCTACATTACACACGACAATGAAACCACTGAAAAAGCGTACGAAAGTTTTATTCGTACTAACCACGCTGTTGGGCAGTTTGGGATGGCTCTTACCAGAGCCAGTCCGGTCTGTCTCGACAGCGCTCGTAGGCATTGCCAATCGGTACTATACAAGT